TGGTAAAATTGCGTAGATGGTTTGATATTGGATACAGAAAATTGAATATTTCTGGACCTCATAAATGATTCACTAGATGATGATATCAATACATTTCTTATTGTTGTATCAGTATTACTTACTGTATCAAAACTTTCAGTTGTAGAAGTTGCAGAAGTAGTATTTGTAGCAGTTGATGAAGTTTGAGTTTGGTCACTACCAACAGTTATAGTAAAATTACCTTGTTCAAAAATATCAGGAAGATTAACTGTGTCGCTTGTTTCAGTATTAATTGGTGTCAGAGTAACGGAAACATTACTAGTTAAATTGTTGGTAAGAGTTCTACTGGAATTTAATGTTACACTGATATTTTTATCAGGAAGTTGAACTGTTCTAACCCAATTGTCAATTTCAGGACTTAATTTAATATCTCCACTATAAACAATCACATTAAATGGATTTACATTTTCTACTGTCGTTGCAAATGCCTGTTCTATCCACCCAATAGAGTCGTACTTTAAAGTTACTGCTTTTCCTGTTTTTACGACATTTGGATCTAGTAACTTAAAATTTTCCGAAAAATCTAAATTTTCATCAGTAGTTGCAGACTCAGGTGCAATCTGTGATTTAAGTGAATTTCTACTAGTAACTGGTGTTATTTCATTTGTAGATGTATTAACTCTAATGGAGGATAATCCTCTGTTAATAAACGAATAATTTTTAAAATCATCTACAAAAAATCCACTCTTAAATCTATTATTGCCATCAGAATCTTGAATTTGTAAAGTTTGAGTATTTACTTCAAGTAAAGATAATGAAGTAACTCTCTCTAAGTTTTCCACTCTATCTTCAATTAAACCAATATCCCTCATTGTATATCTTCTATTATCCTTTAATGTCACTACTGCATTTGCTGGATTGTAAAGATATGGTGGTAGTTTTATGGTTGCAATTTCCATTACGGCATCATTTTTATCTGGTGCCTTAGGAGTGTTGGAAGATATTCCTTTTTCTAGAATAAAGTTTTTATTCTTATCGAGATATAGTTTATCAATTCTTGCTAAGTAATAATCATAACCAAGTAATGAACTTTCATTTGGTGATAAAATGCGTGTGGGATTCAAAGATCGTGAAGAAAAATCAAATGGTGAAGAACTATCTGAGGTAAAAATTGGAACTCTTGGTCTGAAATCTAAAGTATCCGATGCCCTTATGGATTTTGGTCCAATGAAAGGAATATCGTGCGTAAATCTTTCTTTATTGTAACTTAATACAGTAAATACATCACCACTATCATTAGAAGGAACTGAATAGTAATCAAATACGACCAAAAGTTGTTTTGATGGTTCTGTAGAGTTTTTATTCCTAACAATTTTAGAATAGTCATAGTATTGATCTTTCTGCCCTTTGTCAAGTCTATATGAATTTGTAATATCCTTATATTTTCCTGGAATTATGGATTCAATTTCTGTAGTAATATTTGATTCTTCAAATATTACTGTTTCTGAATTTATAAATCTTTCCGAATTTAAATATACTATACCGAGAACATTTGTTGATATATTTGAAACAACTCTTGCAATAGATTTACTGTTACTTCCTAAGATATTTTCACCAATAATAGCATTGGTTGATACATTAGCACTGGCACCAAATTGTACTTGATCCAAGGTAGGTGCAGAAGAATCAAATGACTCATAAACTGAAATAATTTTTACTACATCTGGGTAATTTAGCGATATTTCATCATCTTGAACTCTCAGTCCATAAAATTGATTATAAGTAAGACCGTCTCCAATTGAAGAACTAATACCGGTTCCTGATTGTGGATACTTTGATCTTGCTACATTTAAAGTTTGACTTCTATTATATGTTTTTACTTTGCTTTGGATTCCATTTTTAACTAGTGTAGCATTTACAACAATACTTGACTGTGAAGGAGATAAACCACTAATAGTTACGGTATTTCCACTTAAAACAAACTGATCCGAAGTTACAGTGCCAATACCGCCTCCACTGTAGTGTACCGAATATCTTTCTTCATCAAACGACTCAAAAAATACACTAGAAATTCCACTAATTGCTGAAGTATTAAATTGTAATACTCCATTAGAATCTGTAGTTTCTCCTGTTATTTGTTCAGAAATTGTTAATAATGAATCTGAAAGATTTACTGAAGAAACATTAGGATTTGGTAATTGTGCATATAGGAATCCAGAATTCTCATTTCTTATTATTGGTGCTCCAATAAAAATATTATTATAAGTCCCATTGGTAACTGCACCAGAGTATACTCCAGAAACACTAGGGGATACTGCTGCAATAGTTAATGATGTGCCGTCAGTAGAAACTGCCGTTACTCTATTAAATGATTCGTCTCCAGTAGTGGTTTGATATCTAATAATTGAACCAACTTTTACGCCAGTGAAAAATTTTCCAGGACTTACTACAGTATTTCCCCCACTAATAGTTACCTGAGTCACACTATTTGGAAGTCTAAATTTTTCTAGAAGGCAATCGGCAGTAAAATCTACAGAAAGTCCAGATACTGCAGTTGTTTGTTTTACTGATTTAATATCTTCAGTTGAATATGCGGTTACAGTTTTAATGGTTCTTGGAAAATCAATACCATTGATGATTAGTTGTTCTCCAACTGAAAATGTTCCGGAAGTTTGTCTCAGATTGATTGTATCAGATGCTCCACCAGCAGCGACTGCATATCCACTGGCACCACTACTTTTCCCCTTTACGAAGGATGTTGCAGGTAATTCTGTATTTGATATTGTAGAGTTTAAAACAAGAGTTGTATAAGTTTGGATGTCATAAAGGTATAGATTCCAATTAGTAGTATCATTACTATAGGCAGCATCAGTTAAACTAAAATTATATACTCTGGCATTACCAATTATAGTTCCAGTAGAATTAAGTTGATTGTATAAATCTATTGTAAGTTTTTGTTTTGGTACTCCAGATACATTATTTACTATAATATTATTTCCCATCTCGAAGGGAACATTTGCATTTTGAACAGACGCAGTATCTCTAGGTTTATCAACATCAATAATTGTTGTTGAAATTTTTTCTATATCATATCCCCGAACATAAGCCTTTCCTGGAGATATTTTCAAACACATCAAGTCTTCTGATGGTGTGTTTTTTTGTTCTGTGGTTTCAGTATTGAAAAATAAACCATTATTACCCAATCTATCATTTAAAGAATTGTTTACCGATAAATTAAAAGGTTCAACTGTATAATCACCAGATTCATCATAAGTTCTTTCTGCCATATAATCTTTAATTATATTATATTGACTTTTTTGTTCAATTATTTTAATTTTTCCATTTTCAACTCTCAAAAGTTCAACAAAATCAGTATCATTAAGGTCCGATATTAATTTTTTCGTTAGCGTTAAATTAATCTTAAATCTGTCTGCTCCAGGTGCTGCATAGTTTGTAAATCCCTTAGATGGATCATATAATGAACTGTCGTCCCCAGCACTGAGAATTAATTCGTCAATTTTTAATCCAACTCTATATGAAGGTGTATTTGTATAATTATCTAAAATTATGGTTTGTTTGGATACATTAACAAAATAACCTCTAATGAAATAAACACCATCACCAATAGATGCAGAAGAACCTACAGATGTTGCATTTAACGATATTAGTGATGCAAATGGAGTTCCTGCATTAATGGTAGTATTGCCATAAGTTATATTTTCTTCTGCAATTAATGATTCTCCATCTTCAAATGGATTAAACTGAAAATTATTATCAGAATCCAAATATTTTACATATATTGTTAAATCTTCTACATTTCCACCATCGGGGAGAGAAACAAATTGAATTATTGCCGTTGTTCCTGATATTTGCCCTACTATTTTTTTACCGATAAAATTATTAATATAAAGAGAAATATCAACTCCAAAATTAGTTGGATTGAGTTTTACGGAATTAAAATTTCCATCGTAGGCAATATTTCCGGGGATAACTACTGACCCATCTTTAAATATATGACTTCCGAAAGATTTTACCTGATCCTGTAAGATAGATTGAAGAGTTGTTAATTCTCTTGCCTGTACTGGATATCCTGGTTTAAACAAGACTTTATAAAAATTCTTTTCAGAATCAAAGTCATCATAATATGGACTGATGTTTAAATCTGTTTTCTGTGTCATTTTTTTTTAGAATTCCAGGATAATTTTAATGTCTTCTTTTTGTCTAATGTCTCTTGTTACCAGGGGTCTGTTATCAATATAAATTATATCTCCTGTCTTTTTATTTATCTCAGGATTTGCAAGACCTGCTGTAAAAGTTACTCCTAAATCTATAACTTTACCTCCAACTGTAACTTTATTTGTTGGGGTGGGAGTCCCGAAAGTACTAGCAATAGATACTGTAAATGGAAATGATCCAGTTGAAATAATTGATCCTCCAGTAGATTCGAAATTATAAACTCTAGAGTGATCTGTACGATCAGTTTGATCTAAACTATTTCCAAAATATAAAGATCTATCTTGAAAATATTTTAAGACTTTAGTTTCACTATCATATGATGCAATATAACCTCTTGCAGTTCCATTAGTCACAGTTTGGGTAATTTCTTCTCCGATACCAGGATTGTCATCAAACTCAGGATCTAATTTAATTGCTCCTAAAGATGAATATTGATTTTCTGTAAAAATAACAGTATCTGAAGAAAAAGTAGTTGGATTCTTTATAATTCCAACTTGAGAAAATTTGGTATCTGTTGGAAAATCTTTTGTTGAGTCATCAAATCTGGCATATACCAATACTTTATCTGTTCCTAATTCTGTGTAAATGTCATAACCGTGTCCTTTTGACGGTGGAATGATTGGTATTAGTTTAGCGGCGGATCCAGATGGTATATTTGACCCACGAAGAGGTCCCAAGTCAACGATTCCCCAAGTGTACCCATAACCACCCGCAACCACTTGAGTTTCGGTAATTTTTCCACTAACTGCAGTGATATATACTCTACCTCCAAATCCATCACCTATAATATCAACAGGACCGGATTTATAAATATCAGTCCCCTCATTTTCAATATATACTTTTTTAATTTGATTTGGATTTGTAGGCCCAGAATCTCCATTTTCTCTTACACTTATAATTTGAGAATCTGTTGAAGTTGCCCAATCGTTAGGAACAACAACATATTCTGTCGAATCAAACTTTATAATATCACTGGGGGAAACTGAAAATAGGTATTTCCAAATATATCCATCCCCACTTGTTCCTGCCGCTGAAGGTTCTAAATCTGTAAATGTGGGTTCATCTTGTGATTTACCACCCTTCAAATTAGTTCCAGAAGAACCATTATCTATACAAATATAAACTCTAAAATCACTATTAATTACATAATAATTTGAATCGTATAATCTACTTGAGTTTGAA